TACTAGAGTTATTTATTCAATCGTATGGTTTTAGCGACATAATTTACCGTTTTCCAGGTGCCTATATAGGCGACGTAAATACACACATGCAGTACAAGGACAGACCGTTGTGTACGGAGTGTAAGACCAAACCCAGGGCTTATGCCTACAAGAGATATGGCAGGGTTTACTGGCGTAGTCGGTGCGACACCTGTATCAGGAAAAAAGCCGGTAAGCCAGTGGGAGGTGTGACCGCACTGCAAAGATCCGGATATAAGAAGAAAAATAAGTGTGAACTTTGCGGTTTCAAAGCACAGGCCAAAGCACAACTGGATGTGTTGTTTGTGGACGGAAACCTGAGGAATACTACCGTTAGTAATCTAAAAACTGTTTGCGCCAATTGCCAAAGGCTGGGCAGTACCCGTAGGCTTGGCTGGCGTGTTGGTGATCTTGTCGCTGACGATTAGATCGTCTATCTTGGCGTATAGTTCTTGTTTTGTGCCATTGTTCTCTATGACGAAATCAAACTCTTCTTTTGCCCAGGCGTATTCTGAACTATGTATGCCCTTGGGTTGTATATTGCCTTCCACGTAATCAACGAACCAGTCGGGATCCTGTCCCCTTTTTACCAGTATTATCTTGCCACCACGTTCCCTGATCTGTTTGACTTCATTGGGGAACCTTGTGTCTGCTATCACTGTGTTTTGGCCTTTGTACCTACCAATACAACTGTCCACCCAGATGCCATCGTACATCTGGCCTCGCATGACTTCCGTGCCGAAGTACTGCAACACCCATCTTGGCGTTGTGGGTTTGCCAAATTTTTCACTCCAGAAAGCGTCTGGTTGTTCTCTCCATTGTCTGCTGGCCTCAGTGTCACCTTCTAATAAATTTCTATCCCAATTGAACATTGACGCAACGGCATCCTTGAGACTTTTAGCGAAACTGTCTTTTTGGTATCCGTGCTTTTCTACAAGCCTGTCAGAGACAGTGCCTTTTCCAGAACCTATCAAACCTACTACACCTATCAGCATAGTATTATTATACTATTTTTTTAGACGTTTTTCAATCTCTTTGATTGCTTTTCTCACTGATCTCAATATGGATGCTCTCAATGTCTTCTTGCGTTCTTTCAACGCCTTTATGCTCATTATTTCCAACTCCTCTACCAACTTTTCCAGTTCATCCAGTGAGAGGTCAGAGTATTTCTTGTATTTGGAATTTTTCATTGCAGGGTATTTAAATGGAGATCTTGGTCAATTAACCAATAACAAAACTGTGTGGTGTTCCACCTTCTTGGAAATTTCCAATGTCCGCTTCCAACCTGTCAATTTCCGCTTGGCCTTCTTGTTTCAATGCATCACCGTTCAGTGTCGTTCCACCCTGCGGTCCCGCGATGGTGTTGAATTTGCCTCTCGCTTCACCTAGCATGATTTTAGACACAGCCAGTGTGTAATCTCTGATCCATGGTTTTGAATAGATGTCCTTGAACAGTGTTATGTCTGGTCTGTAGTTGTCAGTGTGCATTAACACAGTTTCATCGTCCGCCCTGGGTCTCTGAGTGATTGTCAATTTCTTAGTCGCCACGTCAAAATGAAACTGAATGAAACTACCAAACATCTTACCAACAAGTTCTTGGTATGATGCGAAAGCGTAGTAGGTTGCTAAACCACCTGTCGCACCTGCCCTTAGAAGATAGGTGTTTGTGTATGCCAAGTTGAATGGTTCAAACAATGTTCCACCCTCTCCGCCTTCGGTCCTTGATCCCACGGTCCTCCTGTTCAGATTCCTCACGTTTATGATCTCATCTGGTAGGATATAGGTGTTCTGATTTTTCTTCAATTCTAAGAACGCATATGATTCTTCAACAGCATTTGAAGATCGCTGTCGGAATTTGTTCACAGCCCTTTCCAGTGCCGTTTGATAGTGTTTTGGGTCTAATTCAACGTCAATCATCCCGTCACCGAGATTGTTCTTGACGTAGTCGAAAATTTCCTGTTGTCCTGTTTGTAGTTCTGACATACTCATATTTATAGTCATTGCCTAGGCAATAAATATGTATGATATGCCAAGATTATCCATTTTTAAGCCTGAAAAGGGCAACGACTACAAGTTCTTCGATCGCAACATCCGAGAGATGTTCACCGTGGGAGGCACGGACCTACACCTACACAAATACCTAGGACCCTACGATCAGGGTGACACAAACAAGGACGGTGATGCTTCACCCACGCAACCACAATATTCTGGGGATAGTCTAAACGAGAGAACCATACAAGATCTACTATTTCTAGAGAACAGAGATAGGAAATATTCAGACGACGTGTATGTTGTCAGAGGCATATACAACGTGCAAGATGCTGACTTCAATCTTTCTCAGTTTGGTATGTTCTTGCAGAACGATACCTTATTCCTAACAGTTCATCTTAATGACATTGTTGAAAGGATCGGCAGGAAACCGATGAGTGGCGATGTGATTGAGTTCCCACACATGAAAGAAGATTATTCTCTAGACGAGAGCGTGCCAATTGCACTGAAAAGGTACTACGTGGTAGAAGATGTAAACAGGGCCGCGGAAGGATTCAGTCAAACTTGGTGGCCGCACCTGTTAAGATTGAAAATGAAAACGTTAGTAGACTCACAGGAATTCAAAGACATCATAGGCGATGCAACCACAACAGGATCAGTTGCAAGTTACATGAGCACGTACAACAGAGAGAAAACCATCAACGATCAGATTGTTGCTCAGGCCGAAGCGGATGCTCCTAAGGCTGGATTCAACTACAAACAATATTATGTTGCACCGATCGATGAAAGAGGAAACATACGTACTGAGAATGTGAACACAGAAGCACAAAGAGCCAGCAGTGATAACACAGTCAATGCAACCATAGACACACCAGCAAGTTCACACTACGGATTTTACCTAGATGGTGACGGTGTCGCACCCAACGGAAATCCTGCAGGTTTTGGTATAACATTCCCAACTTCCGGTGTTGATCAGGGAGACTATTTCTTAAGGACTGATTTCTTACCTAACAGACTGTTCAGGTACGATGGAGTCAGATGGATTAAAATAGAAGACAGTGTTAGAATAACTACAACGAACAATGATTCTAGATCAAACTACAAAACAAGTTTTGTAAACAATTCAACAGAATCTACAATAAACGGATTAACGGTCAAACAGAGACAGTCATTGACAGATGCACTGAAACCAAAGGCTGACAATTAAGGATGTTACACTTTTACGAAGGACAGGTTAGGAAGTTTCTCACTCAATTCATTAGGATATTGAGTAACTTCTCTGTGGAGACAGGAAAAGGTAAGGATGACACAGTGCAGTTAAGAGCAGTGCCGGTGGTGTATGGAGATCCAACGAGACAGGTCGCGAACATCATCAGGAACAATTCAGAGAACGCACTACAGTACGCACCGAGGATAGCCGCGTATGTAAGAGAACTTAACTATGATAGAGAAAGGATGCAGAATCCTTATCACATAGAGAAACAGCATTTACGAGAAAGAGGCATAGACTCAGATGGAAACTATACTAACCAGATGGGTGCAGGTTACACGGTTGAAAAAGTGATGCCATCGCCCTTTAGGTTGGAAGTATCGGCGGACATTTGGACCACGAATACAGATCAAAAACTACAGATCATGGAACAGATACTGTACTTGTTCAACCCAGACTTCGAGATACAGAAAACAGACAACTACATAGACTGGACCAGTTTGAGTTACGTTGAATTGACAGGGACAACATTCAGTAGTAGAACTATACCAGTGGGTGCAGATTCAGAGATAGATGTTGCAACACTGACGTTCTCAATGCCTATTTGGTTGTCACCACCGGTCAAAGTTAAGAAACTGGGTGTCGTACAAAAGATCATCATGAGCATATATGATGATGACGGTGGCATAGCAAAAGGATTGATAGACGGAGAACTTACATCTAGGAGTTACATCACACCAAACAACTTTGGATTGTTGGTGACGGGCAATCAACTGAGACTGTTAGGTTCAACAGGCACAAATGTCAAATCAGGAGGAGATGGATTCCACACCGGAGCCAATGAACCAAGCAACTACGATCCTTTTGAAACATTTGGACCAGCAGTTAACTGGAAGGTGTTACTAGACCAATATGGCAAGGTCACAAACGGCACATCACAGATAAGATTGACACAGCCAAACGGAAACGAGATAGTTGGCACCATAGCAACATCAACGCTAGATGACACGATTTTATTGTACACAATAGACGGCGACACGATACCAAACAACTCACTGACAGCGGTCAAGAAGATAATAAATCCTGCGACCTTTGATCCAGGCACACCTGCCAATGGTGACAGATATCTGGTGATCAATGACGTTGGAGACAGCACTGCCAGTTTCCAGAGTCAGACATGGGGAACACTGGTGGCCAGTGTCGGTGACATCATAGAATACAACAGTTCAACGTCAAAGTGGAATGTGGCCTTTGACGCATCAAATCCAGATTCAACACAACACTACGTCACAAACCTTAACACCGGTATACAGTACAGGTTCAATGGCACGGAATGGGTCAAATCATACGAGGGTGTGTACACACAAGGTAATTGGAGCATTGTGCTAGACGGTGGTACAGATAATGGATACAACTCAAGCCTTGACGCCACAACCCCATAGTTGTTATAATAAAGCATGAAAGAAAACATAGTCTGTTCTGGTGCCCTGTTCTACGCCACCAGCACCAAGCGTTTCCTGTTCCTACAGAGGACTGACCGTAAGACACAAGGCATGTGGGGATTGGTTGGTGGTAAAAGCAAATTCACGGAGAGTGCTTTCGAGGGACTGAAGCGTGAGATCGAGGAAGAGACGGGCGGTTTACCCAAGTTCAAAAAAGTGATTCCGTTGGAGATGTTCACTTCAAACGATCAGAAGTTTTTCTTCCACACGTATCTAGTTGCCATAGACACAGAATTCATACCTAAACTTAATAAGGAACACTCAGGATACTGTTGGACCGCGTTTGAATGCTGGCCCAAGAATTTGCACATGGGTCTTAAGAACACCCTTAACAATAAAAGCATAAAAGGTAAGTTGCAGACTATATTAGATTTAATAGTATAAGCACGGCTATCACACCATACAAGAGATAGATCCTGTACAGCATACAGATCTTGCACTCAAAACCTGTCAACCAGAATCTCAGTTTCTTCTTCCAGAACCATTCTAATCTTGCAAGTTGTTGCTTAAACTCCATAACGATGCCTGTATACTCCAAACGCCTGTAGGCACTGGTGGTCTGTTAGGTTGGTGTCCCACAGTGCTATCACGCCATAGTCACCATCCCAGTGGCTGTCATACGTGGTGTTCTCGCCGAAGTGCCTGAAGTTGAAATCGTTTTCCATCTGGCTGGCCGCACCACTCGAACAATCTATGTTGCCATAACTGCCCGTGTCCTGGTTGATACCTCGTTCAAACCATGTCACGAGATTGCTGGCAGTCCTACCTATTACACAGGTCCACACATTGGTGTATGTGCCAAAGGTGTTGGCGCCGTTCACAGCGAACCAATTGTTGCAGTTGGTTATGGTCTCTGCCCTGTCAATGCCGTCCGTGCCACCGAAGTTAACAAACCCTTGGAACGCTCCAGCGGTGAAACTGGTGAAGGGCCTGCTCTCTGCCTGGTGTGTCCTCAACCATATCATACAGGTCCCGCCTGCCCTGGGTTGTGTGAAATTGTTGTCTATTGATATCATGTCATCTGTGCCATCACAGGTTATTATGCCACCAAATGAACTACTGTATGCGGCACCGTTGACGAGATCTCCGTCATACGTAGATCCTCCCGATCCTAAATTTGAAAA